GCGGTTAGCGTTAACTTGAAGTCCACCAAGTCCTTGAGTACCACCTTCAGCGAATGGGTTTGCAACTAGACCATATCTAGTCTTAAATCCAATTTTTGGCTGGAAGGAGTTCTCTCCGACTGCACGTACCATCTGGAGAGGTACATAAGGACAGTAGAAGATTCCTGCGTCATAAGGTGAGGAACCTTTGTAACCACAAACGTAGTACTGGTTGCCGCCTGTAGGTGCTGCGTTAGCACTTGTAAGGTTAGCAGAATAAGGATCGATGTATACACGATACTTACCTTGTAGTACACCAGCGAAGGTGTTACCAGTGTCATCAACGTTCAAGTTAGCGTTGAGGGCAGGAGTATAATCCAATACGCCAGCCATTGTTAGTGCGGAAGCAACGTCTGCTGAGCAGAGGATAATGTTGCCCTTTCCACGACGAGTTCTTTGTGCGATTGCGTTAGCATCACGCTCGATCTGGAACAGAAGTCCTTTGAACTTCTCAACAGACCAACGACCGTTGCTGTCGATGTCTAGGTCAAATACACCAGCAGTTGCAGTGTTTTGAACAGCACCTTGTTCAGCAGTCTTATAAATTGTACGAATAACTTCTCTGTTGATCTCAGCGAGGATCTCAGTAGAAAGAATGTTAGCCAGTTCGGCTTCAGCATTCAGTCCGTGGATCGCCTTAAGGTCTTGAGCGAGTTCTAGTGAGTACTCAGCTTTCAAAGCACGGGACTTAGCAGTAACCGTTACTTTTTCAATACTGAATGCCATCTGGTTGAAGGCATCATTACCAGTACCCTGAAGATTCTCAGCGTCACCAGTAAGCATACCCTGACCGACGTTATATCCGCGAGTAGACGCAGAAGAAACGGGGTTAAGTACCGATGGGTTGTCTCCAGACTGTGAAGTTGTACCCATACCAGCGTTTCCGTCGGTAAATCCACCTTCTTCATCAAGTCCTTTATCCTGACCAGAGAATCCAGAGTCTACTTCGTTGTAGAATGTCTCTGTTCCAGACTGGTTAGTATAACGTGAACGCATTGCGAAGATAAGTCCAGTAGGACCGCTCATAGGTTGCACACCAGCCAGGTCATAAGCGACCAGGTTAGGCATCGAGCGACGAATTAGACTAATCAATACAGGGTCGAAACCTGCGACTGGACCAGCAGCGGTTGCACCACCACCGAATCCACCTGAAGCACCAGCAGCATTAGCACTGTTGGTAGGTGTTGCTTCCATCAGGTTGATACCTGATCCGAAGGCTTGCTCCTCTCTGAGGAATTTTTCTTGGTTTTCTAGCAGGACGGCGGTAACCGCTTTACGATGAGGGTCTTTGATTTCGTCTAGACCTTCATAGTTTAGAAGTGGAGCCCACTTTTCCTGCAACTGTTCCGATTGAAACATTTGCTTTTACCTATAAAGTGTTTTAGTTTGAACTAATATTAAATTCATTTATTGCTTAAATGCTGAAAGTGACTTCAGGTAAGCAGCCATCGAGTTAGATACATCAGGTGCATCTGCGCTGTCTACTCCTTCTGAAAGGTTTTCAGTTTTAGCGGTTGTTGCTTTGCCGGAGAAATATGACTCCTTCAAAGTTTCCAACTTTTCACGATAAGATTCTTCACTTTCAAACTCCACACTTTCGGAAAGTGAGGCGAGCTTCTCTTTCTGAGTAGACGCTAATCCATCAGAAACTGATTCAAGAATACCATTAGCAACCGACTCTCCGAGTCTGCTGTTAAGTCCGATATTCTTCTCAATCTGCTCATTGAGTTTGGTCTCCATATCATCTAGTTTTTCTACCATGCTCTCAAGCACATCATACTTATCTTCAGGGATAGTTACATAATGTTCTTCAAAGAGACCTTTCATTCCACTAAGGAATGATTCGGTCATATCTGTTTTAAGTCCTTGCTCAACTGCAAGGGCATTTTCCGTAAACCATTCGTCAGCAACGTACTCAAGATAAGAATCAACTCTTTCGGAAAGTGCAGTCTTTTCTTCTGCGATCTTTTCTTCAAGGGTCTCTTGGTACTTCGCTTCCAAAGCCTCTTTAACTTCAGCGACTTTAGATCCTAGAGCGGTTTCGAAAACAAGCTTTGCCTTTTCGCGGAACTCTTCGGAAAGTTCTTCTCCACCTAATAGTGCATTAACATCATCTTCGATGTTAACTTCTGGTGTAGCGTTCTCTTCCACAGTAGTTTCCTCTTTTTCGGCGACTACTTCTTCAGTAGTGGTTTCTTCTTCAACAACTTCGTCGGTAACTTCTGTCTCTTCTTTAGCAGTCTTACCCTTACGGTTAGTGACTACATCAGAAACTTGCTTAAGTGAAGCACCAGGCGTTTTTAGCTTTGCCGAATCATCGTCAACCTTGTAATTCTCAGGAGTTGGTCCCCCAAGATCTTCCCAAGTTCCACTTTGAGATGTATCGATTGGGTCACCAGCTTTCGCATTGGCATTCACAGCAGTCTTAGACTGGCTTACACTAGGGTTAGCCACAGACTCATCCATTTCTTGTAATTTGTTACCACGAGACATTTGTACGACTCCGATTCTTTGTTGTTAAAATCTATATTTATTTAGAAGTTTTATAAATTTGATAAGAAATCATTAAACAGATTAAGTTTCTGTTCGTCTAATCTCTTCTGATCAATTAAAGTATTAATGGTCTTGTAGGTCTTAGTTGCGAACTTCTCACGCAATATTCCACCGTCCCAAACCCAGTCTTTTCCTTCCATAATTCCTGAAACAAATGCATCAGGTGCAGAAGGATCAGCGACGATATCAGCAGCAGTTGCTAACATGAAATCTTCACCGACGACACTATAACCTTCTTTTGTTTGCTGGAGTGAACCAACACCTCTAGAAGATACACCAAGTCTCACACCTTCTTCAATAAGTGAAGATGCAATTTTACCCATTGGTGTTCCAAGGATCTTTGCCTTACCAATAAAGTTAGAACCACTTTCTTTTAGAGAAACAATTTTATGTGAAACTCTATCAAGATTTACAGTAGGTCCTTCTGGATGACCAAGTTCCCCAAGAGCTCTTCCTGAAGTAACATGGTTTTCGTTATAACGACCGACTTCCTTGCGAAGTGTCTCCATTGGATAAACACGTCCATTCCGGTTCTTCATGTCTGCTTGAAGGAATACTCCCTCAATATACATTGATTTCTTGCCGTTCTTTTGTTCGACTAGAAATTCAACTGATTCAATTTCTTCTCTAATCAGTTTCATCATGCATCCCCGCTTGTTTGAACTTGTTGAATGAATAAAGCACCTTTAGAACCACCAGTTGAAATACCAGATACTCTAACTGACCTATAAAGCGAAGCACCAGATTGTGGATCAAATGCCGTTGCTATACCAGTAGTATTTGCATCAGTTTGTATTCTAGTTCTAAAGAGTCCAGAAGTACCAGTACCAGTATAAATTGCTGTTACTTGTGCATTGGATATTTTAGTATTATAATTAGAGTCATTTCCATCCACAAGAGTAACTCTGTCGCCTTTTTCAAATGGCATTTGAGTTCCTTCTGGACAATCAATAGTTGCATTAGCTCCTACACTAATAGCAGTAACTCGTTGAGATCCTCTAGTCAACCCAAGAGTTGCTGTACCACCTGCAGGAATGTAGTAATCCGTGAAAGTAGCTTGTGGATCAGTTCCAATTGCAACGAATGCAGGTGCATCTGTTGCTACTAATCTTAGAACACTAGACTGAACTCTGAAAGCAGTTGAGGTCGATGCCACTGCTGCTGTTGCAAAAGATTGTCCTGCTCCGACGGGTCTATGTGCCATTAGTGTATAACTCTAGATTCATTTTAGTTATTTATAAAATTATTCTGTACCTGTATCAGCAGCCGCGACTGGAGTTTCCCCTTCTGCTTCTGCTTCAGTTTCAATTTCATCTTCAACTTCACTTTCTACCTCGTTATCACCAAATAAACTATTGGCTACATCAGGTCGATAAGTATCAATTCTTTCAGCTGATTTTGCAAAAAGCATATCTTTAATACGATCACTAATTTGCGAAGGTGATTCGTCTTTAGTAATCATATCCATCAGTTCAGCTTGGACATCATTCATATCAGGCATTGTATTTATTAATAAATCAGTCTTTAGTATTTATACACTATTGGCTGTGATAACTCTGCTCAAGAATCATAGCATAAAAAATCCCTTTAATACGAACTAAATTTTCATATTCCTTGGGATCTTCCTGGTTACCATTTTGGAGATAATAACAGATTGAATTATATACTTGACGAACATCTTTTATACTAAAATTCGCCTTAATATATCCTTTACCATCTGCATCACGTAACACTAGATTTCTCCGCCTTTAGGCAACTCCTTTTTCCCTGATGTTGATACGACTTCTCCTTCCAAATCTGGTTCCATTACTGGATCACCAGCGGCACCAACTTCTCCAAGTGGGGCACCTGTCTCAGGATCTACTGGTGCTAATGGATCTGGAATAATTCCATCTGCAATTTCCTTCTCCATGATCTTATCCTGTTCAATGATTTCCTCATCAGTTTGACGGAGAATCTTACGTCTTACATAATCCTGAGAGAAGTATCTACCAATGTAAGGTTCTGCAGTAGCAGCGACATTAACTCTCTCATTAAACAGTTCAGTTTCCTTCAATTCCGAGAAATGATTATCATATAAGAAGTCATATTGAATATGTTCACTCATGATTTCCCAGTCTTCTGGAGTGATGATATTCTTCAGAATTAACTGAGTTTTAAGCATATCATCAAACATTCTAGAGAATCTCTTCCTTAAACGTCCAACAAACTTGGTGAATTTTAATTCGTCTCTTAGTATTTCTGATGAACGACCTAAATTAAATCCTCCTTCACCGTCCATTCTAGATGGTGGAACATTGAGACTACGGTACAGTTTCTTCTTGAAGTACTCAATATCAGTGATTTCTCCAAGGTTTTGGCCTCCAGGAAGAGTAGTAATTTCAGTACCACGTCCTCCTTCCCTTCTGGGTAACCAGAAATCTTCCAACATCGCCATATACTTCTTGTCATCACGAATCTCACCAGTGTTTGCGTCGTATACTAACTTGTTACGATATCTCATCATAACATCACGAAGATACTGTTCTGCCTTTACTTTAGGTAGATTACCAACATCAATATAGAATATTCTTCTTTCTGGTGCTCTTGATAACCTGTATATAACAAGACTATCCTCAATCATACGAAGTTGATTGATAGACTTAATTGCTTTGTGAAGATATGAAAGAGTTGATCCCTTATTTCTATCTACTAAACCGGAGGTACAATAAGTGATTGCATCTCTAGCAATCTTAACCCCAGAACTTGCACCTGTTGCATTAATGTTACCAGTAGGATACTTGCCTCCTGGATTGTATATGAAATATTCTTCAATTTCAGGAAATGAATAATCCATAGGATTCTCAGATCCTTGATTAGTATTCCTATACTTATCTTTATCACTTTTCTTTTGCTGACGGACATAACGCATTTTCATTGCGTCAATATAACGCAACTCTTGAAGACCCTCTTCTGGTTTCTTCAAGTCGATTATTTTATGATAATAAATCCTACCATCAATATACCAATTTCTATAAATTTCATGAGACTTCTTATCAAAATCTAAAAGATCTAAGATATATTTAAACTCTTGTCTAATCTTCTTTTTAATACCATCACTAGCATTAAGATGTGAAAGTTCAATCTCTACAGGAATATCATTAGTGTCTGATACAATTGCTTCATTTACAATATCTTCAATAGCACTATCCGCTTCTGGATGTAATGCCATTTCACGATATCTTTTAATCAGATCAAATTCAGTTCTATATATTCCTTCAATATCAACATAAGACCCAAAAAAACCACTACTCATATAATGATCAGACCCGTCCTCGTTATTGGGAGGAACGGGTGAGACAACAGACGGAGATAGTGGTTCGGAATCCTCTATTGAGAACCCAAATAACTTAGCCATAATTTATTAGTATCCTTTTGACTATTTAGTTAGCCGTTGGGACCACCAGATGCGACCTGTCTAAAGGATTGAACCTGGAATTCAACGGTAAAGTCTTCTATAGTATCGCTCGAATCGTAAGATAAGTCAATAGCAGCGACATTTGAAGGCCAAATATCGATAAATTCGTATTCCTTAAGAACAGCATTGGAACTTCCAGCAGAATTCTGACTGCTCTTAGTAGCTCCTCTACCTAATTGGAATACTTTAGCACTCGACATATATGCTGATGGATCAGTAGCACCTAAGTTATTGTCCAACTTGGCGATTAAATCTGCCCATTCTTCGAATGCATTCCTTAATGCAAAACTTTCATCATTTATGATTGTAACCGTCCAAGTATCAATTGTACGGTCTCCAGCAACTTTAAAAATACGACCTCTAAACGGAACATCGATGTTTGCGACATTTTGTGCAGGCAACTGTGCTGCCTTACACATATATCGGAAACTGTCTGCGTCCCAAGAAATGCCTGCAGGTAGAGTGGTTAGTTCTACCTCAAACAGATTGGGTCTTGCGCCGCCACCAATAAGGGCGGCCTTAAAGTTAGAGATTGTTTTATTGTCTCTTGATGTTGCCATGATTTTTTACTCTCCTGTTAGTTATTTAGATGAATATTTGATCAAACGCGACCCGCGACTTCTTCAAAACTGACTCCAGTTCTAGTAGCAACGAACGTAAGAGTTACGTAGTTGATAGACTTCGCTGGTTTCAGGTAAATATCCGCTCTAAATTCATTGTTATCAATAACGTCAGGAGTGTTATTTGTTGTGTCGCAAACAACTAGGAATCCGTAGAGTCCACGTTTTGCTTCAACATCTCTTAAATAAGGTTCAACAATGTTTCTAAAGTTTGCTCTAGTCAATTCGTCGTTCATTTCAAAGAGTTGTGCTTCTGCACTTCTTTGTAGAGCCTGCTCGATTGTAAGGAATAGACGACGAACGTTAATCCTATCGAAAGCAGATGCATATGCAAGACCAGTCTTATCACCGAAGAGCATAGTACCAACACCTGGTTTTGTGATAACCGCGTTGACTCTTTGTGGATAAAGTTGATCTCTTTGATCCTTAGTTGGATTATATGCTAATTTAACAGCATTATTAATCATGCCTCTTTGCTGACCAGCAGGAGAGAACCAAGGATATGCGACAATGTTTGTGCGACACATCAAACCAGCAACGTCTGCATTGGTTGGGATGTATCTAAACTCGTTATTAAATCTATCGTAAGTATACTTATACCCACTATCAAACACCGCATAGGATGAAGATGTAAGTGGACTAAAGTAATTTACTAGATTTGTTGTTTGTGTAGTTGTATTTGTAACATTTACAAGATCTGTCCTATGTGGACCAATACAAGCAACACAATCTTTTCTTGCAGCAGCAAGGGAAATTAGGTAATTTGCCTTTGCCTGGGACAAGTTCTTAGCACCAAGACCTGGACCCATAATAAAGTAATCTACTCCTATTTCATCAGTATTTTCAAACTTCTTATAAGAGGTTTGTAAATCTGCTAGAGTAGCAGTCATTCCACCGTTTGAACCAACGGGAGGAATTCCGGCAGAATAATCTTCACCACCACCAAGAGTATATGTGATATTACCCAGTGCGGAGAATGTATTATCCTGTGCCTTTTGTCCCCATAGACCTTGAGCAGTTGTATACTTGGTAAAGTCTGTTGAGAATCCTGTTGCTATTGGTTCTGTATTCCAATAACTATCAACTGCATTAGATGGGTTGTATCCTGCCCAGATATTATCAGAGAAATCTGCAAGGAATTGCTTGAAGTAAATCTTCTGTGGGGAATTAACAGCAGAAACTGTATCTTCTGCTTTTGAAATTGAGAGATGCTTCTCAATTATGTTGCCCTTAACTCCAGTAATTGTTCCGAAGTCATCAACAACAACAACGTGCATTCCATCACCTTCACCATTTCTATCAGTTACATAAACGTTAGAAACAGGTTTTGATGCAAGTGATTTCCAATAGATTGTCGCATTCTCTAATGTTAGAGTTTGTGCATTATACCAATCTGCTACCGAACTTACGTCAGTAGATATAGCAACGTTGGGGTGAAGAGGAGCACCAGTATTAATACCAGCATTGTTTACAAACCAAATCTTACTTGCGGCACTAGCATCGCCAACAGCAGTAGTAAGAATTGATGCATACTCAGTTCCTTCTTTGTAATCAATCTTAGTTTCGGTAGTACCACTTACTCTGGATACAATCTTAACATCAAAAGATGAAGCACTATTTGTTGCATCCGTAGATACCCCAGTAATAATACCCTTTAAATGTCCATTAAATGTTGAAGTAGTTCCTGCTCCAGGAATAACGACACCAGAAAGTGCGATTGTAACACCATTTCCAACAATAGCACCAAGATTACCTGGACTAGCAGTTGTAACACCAATAGTTTGGTCAGCAAGGTCATCAATCGTACATACCTTTAATCCATTCGCCCATGAACCTGGGTTCTTTGCACCGTAAGTATACTCAGTTGTTGCGCTATAATTACTTTGATAATCATCATAGTTCTTGATTTTCAAAGTAGTTGTAGAAGCAATACCAACACCAGCATTTGCGGTATTCAAATTGGTATTATCAGTTCTACAAACTTTTAGAACTCCTCCATAGGAAAGGTATGATGCGGCACTCATCCAATACTCGTACTGAGCATCGGTAGAAAGTGGTTTTCCGAATACACCGATGAGGTTTTCTTCCGTAGTTATATCAATTGGGTCATCAACGGGACCGATCCTAAATGGACCAGCAATCGCACCGATATTATCCAATACATTATCAGCTCTTCCTACTGTTAAGTCAACCTCCCTGGTTAACACTCCAGGAGATAATTGAGGAGTAGCCATGCTTTTTTTCTCCGATTCTCAGATTTATCTAAAAATTATTTATTATTTGCAAGGTTTACATATAGTCCCACATATAAGAACGGTCTCCATATTCGTCAGTATGCCATCGATCACCATCTTTATCAACAAAACTCTCTTCATCCATTCCATCAGATACAAAACCAAATGGAGCCATATCTTGTTCTATTTGATTCTTTTGTTCTTCATATAATCTTTTTCTTACATCTTGATCAGTGAGTTCTTTAAAATAATCTTGTGCAACTAACCACGCATATATTACAAGACACATAGCAAGATCATCATTACATCCTTCTTCTGCCTCAAAAGAATTATGCTTTTGAATAAATGTAGTTAATTCACTTAATATATCATAATCATTAAAATAAACCTTATCTTCTTCAATTAATGTTTTGAGATTAAGAGATCCAACTTTCTTTACAGTCTTGGACATCTTAACTCCAAGTTGAGTCTTCTTACCAGAAAATCCTTGTCCAACAACCTGACCTGCTCTACCTCTCATAGAACACATAAGAAGATTTTCATATTCTAAATCATATTGAATAATAGCAGCTACCTGATCACCAACATCATTTACTTCACATAAAATAAATGCTTCATTATATGCTTTTGCTACATCAACTATAACATTTGGAAATAGCATTGGTTTAATTTCATTATTCCTATACTTTGCTACTACTCTATGAGGAAACTTTGAAATATCAATAACAACAAATGCTGAAAAGTCTTTTGCAACTCCACGAGCAACGTCAACTGTAATTAGATAATCGTGATCTTTTTTAGGATCTTCATATACATCAAGTCCTGCACTTCTTTTCTTTGGACTATCATATACAAGAGTTCTTAACTTACTTGGTGCAATAAGAGTATCAACAGATCCTAAAAATTCACACTCAAACTCAACTTTAAACTGTTGCTCTGATGTGTTTGCAATAGTCTGCTCTTTCCACAAGTCATCTCTTCCTGGGACCTGTGACCAATGAACATCTGTTGGTTTGTATTCATTTTTACCTCTTTCCGCATCATGCCACATACGGTAGAAATGATTCATTCCGTGCGGCGTCGAGACAATAATAACCTTAGTAGACTTACCAGAAGTAATAGTAGGATAAACAGAGGCAAAAAACGAATCAGCAATATGATTTGGAACGAATGCAAACTCATCCAAGAACAATATATTGAATGACATTCCTCGAACAGCTGAGGCACTAGTCGAAGCAGCCAGGATTTTGGAACCATTTTCTAACTCTAATGAACCTCTATTCCAAGACAAGACACCTTGCTGCATCCATTTAGGTACATTTTCATATGCCGTTTGTAAACGACCTAATAGTTCTCTAGCAGTTGCTGCCTTGTTTGCAAGTATACCAATATTAACACTATCATTAAAAAGCAAATAATGCAATAGGTATGATATAACAGTTGTTGACTTACCCGTCTGTCTGGGCATCTTACAAATGTTAAATCTATGATCGTGAAAATTCTTAATTAGACCTTCTTGGAAATCATAAGGTTCAAACGGCATTAAACCGTGGTCAAGAGTTACAATTTTAACATGCTGTTGTGCAAAGTAAACTGGATCATGTTTGCAAGACATAAACTCAAGAATCTGTTCCTGAGTAAATTCAACTGGAACATTGGCTTTCTTTAGATTTGGATTACCAAGATAAATGTCATCAAGTTTCATAATTAGGTCATCACATAGTTTCCAAATCTTAGTGGTTCTTTTGGTTTTAATCCTTTCATTGCGTTATCATGATCTATTGTTTTTTTAACTAATTCTAGAGTTTTTTCTAATCTATCTACTTTATTCTCTAATTCTTTAGTTTTTTTGTCCTCCGACTTGGAGGAGTGGTTCTCCTTGTTCATACTCCGATACCTGGTAATTCCAGAGTTTAGCTCCAGGATATACTTTACCTATCTGATCCTGGACTTCTCTGCGTGATGGTTTTTTGACTGAAGGGAAAAACATTTTTATCATGTAGTTTGTTCCTCTCCATGCCAAATAACAGTCAATAATATTTCCTGTTGTATTA